GTCAGGGGCAATGGTAGAACTTATCTGGTTCGGAAGGAAACTCATCGGTCTGAGAAGTCGAGGCGACCCGCTAATCGACCAAGTTTTATTCAATCAAATTTTACCTGCCTTTTGTGAGTGATCTAAAGAAGTTTTATCACACTCATAAAAACGCGAATAGGCTAATACATCAGCTTGTTCGCGACTCAGGGCAGTGGGTGCACAGGTCTGGCATCCATCGTCAGGTACTAACCACGGATGTGCGTTGTTATAATAGCACATCGCCATATGTATGGCCGACTTTGCCGTGGTATATGTACAAGACGACAGTTCCGCACGGCGCTTGTTATATTGCAAAGCGCACGCAACAGACAGTTCGGTTCTCAGGTAGATTTAGATACTACATCCCACCCATTACGGGTGAGAACTGGTGGCCGAACATGTACCGCAAGCTGATGGGTCTAACTTTAAACCCTAAGCTCGTCTGGGAACTGGTTCCATTTTCGTGGCTGGTGGACTACTGGACAAACATCGGGGACGTTATTTCAAATGCGTCTGACGGTGGACTAGTAGAAAACTTAGTCGCGAAGTACGCTTACATTATGGGCCAGACAGAGGTGTCTGGTTCCACACGGCATGTCGTCAATTATGCAGACGGAAGCCGTGAGTTCCTGTGGCCTGTAAAGGTTTCCAGGAAACAACGTGTAAGCGCGAATCCTTTTGGTTTTGGCCTCTCGCCTGAAAGTTTGACGGCGAGACAGTATGGGATACTCGGAGCACTTGGTTTAACCAAGTTCCTACGATGATCCCCAAATCTGCTATGCCTGGACTTATGTAGAACGGGTTGAGATCCGTTGCTATGTTCCGGTAGCTAACCTCATTTAACTTAAGGAGGCCAACCATGGCTTTCGCAGATCCTCAGAGTATTACTATCAATGCTGTACCCGTATCGCTGCCCCTGGTCGAAGCTGTTGGACAAAAGTCCATTTATAGCAGCGCCGACGAGACGATGTCATTGACACTGTCTCAACAGAAACCGTCCGGTCGACGTCGCCGATTGGCGCGTATCGATTCGACGGTCATTGCAGCGGACCCTCTTACGGCTCAGAATGAGTCGAAAGATGCGGCGGTTTACATCGTCATTGATCAGCCGAATTTTGGCTTTTCTGATGCCGAGATAAACCACCTTGTTCAGGGCCTTTCGGGGTTCCTGACCGAGGCAAACGTGCTTAAACTCCTCGGGGGTGAGCACTAACTCTAAGGGTTGGGGATGATCTCCCTATGACTGACATGGCTGGATTGCTGGCCCCCGTTATGGAGGTAGCATGAAAAGCCACGAAAGTGACCTGCTTGAGTTGGCGCGTTGCGTCCTTTTGGATGCTAGCGCTAAGTGTTCCGCGTACAGTTCTATCGAACGTGACCTAAGAACAATACGGTCACGTGTCAAAGACGAAGGTTTATCGTTTTTGACGATAACTCTTCCATCGTTTGGTAAGGACTTCGAAAGAAGCCTTCACCAACAATCAATTGGGCCTAACGCCTTTCGTAGTTTTAGAAAGCGTTTGAGGATCCCTGCATTTCTGCAAGGTTTACTCGCCCTAGTCTTTGACATGAACACAGGAGGGATTCTAGATGAACCATCGGTTGAAGCCATTGGATGCGTTAGGCAAATCGCCTACACATTCAAGAAAATCAGGCTTGCTTGCACAGAACATCGTGTCAGAGCAGCACTCGACCAGTTCAAAAAGATTGAGTTGGATTTTGACGAGCCTTTACACCAGGAAGACCTTACCTATTTTGCTAAGGTTAGCCATTGTCTTTGGGGCGCTGTTTTTGCTAATGAGGGGTTTAATCCCCTTACAGCAGTTCCTCGACATGGTCCAGGTGCTACTGCCGATCGCCTAGCGGGGAACCGCAAATGGCTTTTTGGCAGTTGGCATGAGCGGCTTGACCCATACTTTCCTTATTACCATTTCGCGTTCTCTTCGGAGAGTGCAATTGGCTGTAAGGCGGATCAAGATGTCACGCTCAAGGATGGAGCAGAAGAACAGCCCGTCAGGGTTGTATTCGTTCCAAAAACGTTGAAATCTCCCAGAGTAATCGCAATAGAACCTGTTTGCATGCAGTACACGCAACAGGCAGTCTCAGACTGGCTGATTCGTCAGCTTGAATCCGTCTCACCGACAAAAGGTCATATAAACTTTACAGACCAATCGGTGAATCGGAGTATTGCGTTACGATCCTCGAAAAGCGGCGAGTTTGCTACATTAGACTTGTCCGCAGCGTCTGACAGAGTACCTTTGTCAGCGAGCATGCTTATGTTTGATACAGTACCCGATTTACAGGGTGCTATATTTGCATGCAGATCGAGGAGGGCGTTATTGCCAGATGACAGTGTGATTCATTTGCGCAAGTTCGCTTCAATGGGGTCAGCTCTGTGTTTTCCGGTCGAAGCCATGTACTTCTACACAATTTGTGTAGCGGCTAGGCTGGAAATACACAACCTTCCTGTCACCTTTACTAACATCAAAAAGGTTGGCGAAGGTGTATTTGTCTACGGGGATGATATTATTGTCCCCGCGGATGAAGCGGAAGCTGTTAGTGCGGCCTTGCATAAGTACTACTGCAAGGTCGGGATGGACAAGTCTTTCTGGTTAGGAAAATTCAGAGAGTCTTGTGGTATGGATGCGTTCGATGGTGAGGATTTAACACCCACCTACGTGCGTCACCTACCACCCACTAACAGGCGGGATAGTTCTGCGCTAATTTCTTGGGTTGCTACTAGTAATCTCCTTTATCTAAGGGGTTATTGGAAGACCGCTGAGCTGATGAAGCAGTCAGTTCAGACAATACTGGGGGCTTTGCCCACAGTGTCAAGCGATTGTGCAGGGTTAGGCTGGATTTCATACCAGGGCTACGATGTGACGCAGAAAATGCGTTATAACGCTAGATACCAAGTGGATGAAGTAAACACTTGGATCCCTGCCCCTATCAAGCAGAAATGCCGAATAGGGGATTATCCAGCTCTTAACAAATGCTTACAGGCGCTCTGTAAAAAGAGTACCAACATACTCGATGTCCTTTTTGAAGGACTCTCTTATTCGCCCCGTGAGGGGAAGATAAGTAGTTACGAGTGTGTCAGCGAGCATTTGAAGAGATCTGCACGGCACGGCGCCGTCGCACTAAAACGCCGATGGACCCGGCCTGGTTTACCAGGACGGATGCGGAGTGACTAATTACCTCCGAGCGGGAGCAGATGGATTGAGTACGGCAAGGGTGGGATTTTATCCTCCTTTCTGTGCGATTCC